TATGTTCCGGGTGGAACTCTTGCTACGGATGCGGACCGAGTGTTTACTGATGCGGGCAACTCTTCGTCAGTCTTATACCAGTCTCAGTTCTTGTGGATGTATTCTCTCGAGAAGGTTGCCAAGGCAGCAATTATGGACGGTATGAACTTGCAGTCCGGTCAGGTATATCTTCAGGCACAAATCGCCAACGGAAGCACGAACGGTCTCACATATTTCTTCATTGCCAAGATGGATGTCGTGTATGTTCTTGATCCCGCCTCGGGTGAAATCCAAGTTAAGATGTAAATGGTATAGACAACATAAAAAATAAAAAATATAAAACCGTATAAAAATGTAGGGTATAATATATAAAACAGAATGTTATATATTATTCAAATTATCGGGTTATTGATAGGGTATGTAGCGTTCGTATATTACGAGACCCGCAAGTTTATTATGGGGGAAACCGTAATTTCCCCCCAACCCCCTTCCTTGGAGGAGGAACAAAAACAAGAAACCGTATCACCATTATTGAGGAGGGTTTCGAAGGGAACGTAGTCAATGTTTATATTTCGACTACGTCGAAATATCAACATCACAACTGCTTCGCAGGAGTTCCCTTGTCTCAACGTTTTACATACTGGAGTGCTTCAGTAACAGAATGCGACATTGCGTCGGCAGTGTTTTGTAACTCGACTAACGAAGGTATGCTCTTGAGTTTGTCACTCAAGAAGATATGACGTAACATAGAGGTGGATATTTTCGATTTAAACATATGGTTAAGACGTTGCCCGAGACGGACGTTTGTGATTTGTTGTCCTAAATTATCAACCAACAAATAGTCGTATGGGTTATGGGAAATGAATTTAGTCAAGATGGTTTTTAATCCGGCAGGAATGGCGATGTCTTGTCGCCCGTAGAACTTCTTCGTTTTGTATTCGTTAAAGTAGAAACGGTTTTTGTCGATATAGTTGTGTCTCGATTTATCGATACGTAACAACTTGATATTTATCCAATCGGCAGAACGTCTCGGTGGAAACCATACGCCAGAGCATAACGCCAGAATAACGAAATCTTGGAATCGCATAAAATCTGCTTGTGAGATTTCGCCCTTGTGAGACAACAGCGGTTTTATATTCGAGTATGCGTCCTTATATATTTTAACGACATCCTCATAAGGCATCCAGTTGTCGTGTTGCTTCTCGCTCTTCTCTTGCTTATTAACCCACGACTGATACTTGCTCCCAGACTGTAGGAGTTTGTTTTTGTATTTCTCATTTTTAGGGCATACCGCAATCAAGGCAGACAGAATGGTTTTTTGTGTGGTAAGCGGGCGCTCGGCAATATCGGCAAGAATCGTCTTGTCGTTGTCATACCAGTCACAATCCACCGGAACATTCTTCTCGTGATGTCGGTAGAATAATGATTTTAAAAGTGTAGTATATGTCTTGATGGATGAGGGGGAGATGTCCGGTTTGTTTTTCTTCATGCGGGTATGGATGATAGATTCCATTCGTATATTTGGTGGTATATATAATATATATATAATATATAAATTATATACAATTTAGTAAAAATGAATACTCTCGAAAAAACGAAATATACCATCTACCAGATTAAGCACAACGACCCTACTGTTTGCCTAAACTATGTTGGAAGCACAACCGACTTCAATCAGCGCGAATCCGTTCATAAACTTCGCACTCGAAACATCGAGTCATACAAATGTCTGTTATATAAAACAATACGAGAGTCAGGCGGATGGGATTCGTTCAATATACAACCGGTAGAAACATTAGAGTGTGACCGTAGAGAAGCGGAGGCAAGGGAGGGGTATTGGATAAAAACCCTATCGGCAAATATGAATACATACAACAAGAGTCGGGCAACTACAACTTCGAGAGAATATCATAAACAATACTACCTCGATAATCGGGAGAAGATATTGGAAAAAATAAATGCTAATTATAATTATGTGAAGGTCGCCCCGAAGGGGCGCTCAACATAGTTCGTCGAAAATGGATTTGCCAGAAATCGACGACAATTGAAATTAAAAAACCCCGAAAACAAAATTTTAGTTTAGAGTTAAAAACTACCAAAAATAAATCCCAAATTGGAAAATTGGATTTGCCAGAAATCGACGACAACTAATACTACATTTATATAATATATCGAAAAAACGAAACCAAAATATATATAATATAATATTATCAATTGATAATATTATGTTTTGTTATATTATTTATTAAAATATGATATTCTATATAATAGTATGTTTTAACCCATTTTAGAATTAGTTGTCGTCGTTTTTTGAATTTGAATTTCGCCTAATTTTCGATTTAGTTTTGTCAATTTTAAACACAAAACTAAATTTCTGTTTTTCCGCATAATCTTGAACACCCCCCCCTATGGAACTATAGAAGAAACGCTATAATTACAACTACAACTGCCTTACTCAACCCGAGTTTAGATGCGAGGATTGTAACCGCTATATTTATCGGGTTGAATGTCGCCACATTATATACCATCAGGCATTCCTTCGCACCAAGCGTTAGGCATAACTTATTTATCGCCATGTCTCGCCCGATGCCTTGAAGGTTTCGGTATATCCTAATTACTTTTTTTTTGAGAAGAACAGTTCCCCGACACCAACACAGAACAGTTTGAACTTGCTAATCTTTTTTATCATCTTGTTCGAGTGGAGGAACTCAATGTTTGTTTCGAGAGTCTGTGCTTCCGTCGCATTGAGGTTTAGCATAGTTGAGAGTATTTGAATTGCTAATGCCTTCTTGTCTATTTTGTTCGACTTGACAACCAAGTGTTCGATAAGGTTTAGCACGAGCAAGACGAACTCGGTGTTTGTTTTATAAGTTTGTAATGGTAGGTTGAGACTTGTTATGCGGTCTTGTATGGTCTTGATAATTTCTTGGCGCTTGATGTCTCGAGCAAGATTGGGTTGAACTTGAATAAGTTCGAGAGTCGATGACATAGTATATCATAACCCGAGATTTTATTTTGTATGTATTATATATAAGATGAACCCTATCACGTGTAACCTCTACCCGAACATTAAGAAGACTCTCGTTATGGTTAAATTCCGCTACTCGATATACGAGTATAAACCTTTCGAGTATGCCAAAATATCCGTGTTGTTTTTGGATGCTGATGACACACCGGTTGATAATGCTATCTATACATTGGATACCACAAACGGGTTCCTTGATTGGGGCAACGATGACAAATATATCGAGACCTGGCTTCGAGCCAAATGGAATATTCTTTAAGTCTCCGTGAATAATCTAAAAAAAATGGGTTACTATGTATCCATATGATTCTACTCCCGTATATGTTTGTGTAACGTTCGCCAATGTTATCGCGGTGCTGAGTGTGTACGTTCCAACACCACCAGTTCCTCCACCGAAAATATACGCGCTAATTGTTCGATTCGCATTGACATTCCCTCCTAAAAATATTACACCACCAATCATTAACTGCCCTGTTCCTGCCGCCAGAGTGTTAATAGTAATTGTTGTGCTCCCCGCTGCATTTGAAAACGTGCCATTGACCCCAGCCTGCTGTGTTACAATTGATTCGAATTGATAAGTTGATTCAGTTGTCAGCATATTAAACGAATTAGTGATTGGACTCACTTTTATAACCGGTTGAATTGGGCTTGTGGGCGGCACGATCGCACAAGTATTCGAATTCGTTCCAAACATTCGTTTTATCGTGAATGCCCAACCAATTGTTGTTGCAGTGATTACTGGTAGATTGTACGTTACAGATGCTGTCCCTAAATTACTAAACTTGTATGTGTTGAAATTCGCGGCAAACATCGTTACTGAAATCGGCGTATTTTGTGAGACTGTTACTGTGGGACTCTGAACCACACAAATTGGAGTCGTGGTTTTAAATGCATTTCCTGTTACCGTCCCCGTCGCATTCACATCCAATGCATTTACAGTTGTCGCAGACATTGTGGTTGCGTTCATAACCGAAGAAGTTAGAGTATTTGTGGATGGATTAAATGTTAGCAACGTATCAGTGAATACCGCATTGATTACTCCAGTCGTTAAGGGGGCAAACGCCACTGGGTACGCTGTATTATTGTTATCCACTTGTGCCCTGAATTGTCTGGAATAACTCGCAATCCAATTGATTGTCCCTGCTGTATCCACCAGAGTCAAACGCAGAGAGGTTATCGACCAATCCATTGTAAAACTCGATGATGGAGCAGTATCCGCACTCTGGATATTTTCAGTACCTGCTGCGAAGATTGATATCGTATCCGCTATCACTGGGATATATGCTCTCGTTATCGTGCACGTGAACCCCACATTCGTTGGAGTGATTATAGGGAGATTGATACTGGTTATTGCGCCGGTTTGTAATACAACTGTCTCTGCTTGACCCCTCCCAAACGCTACACTATAAACAGTTCCTGTATTATAGAGTTGTGCCGATTGTAATCTCAATTTGGCAGGCATTACAACTTGCGGATATGAAACCCCATCGGTTTGATTTAACCCACCGAGAACGATTTCGTTATTACTCGCGATGATTGAATGCGATCCAACTGCCGTGCTATTTCGATACGAACCCGTCGCCACTGCAAAATCTGTGGAATGCCCGAGTAGGGTGCATTCATCGATTTGACCTGTCGTTGTTGTTGCTCCTGCATTACCCCCAAGATAAGTGGATTTGGTTGCGATTGAGTTCGGACCGATTGGACCTGTATTCGTTCCGATAAACGTATTTCTTGAGAGTGTATTATGCTGTCCGGCACCCGCCCCCAATGCCGTATTCAATTGGCCAGTTGTTGTTACCGACGCCAGAGTATTATAACCCACCGCCGTATTCAGTTGCGCCCCAGCGGCGCTCATATTTAAACCAGCATTGTTTCCAATCAGTGTATTATATAATCCGATATTCGCTGTTCCGCTGTTACCATAAGTCACGGTCCCATTCGTCGTGTTCTCACTGCATCGAATTATATTATTTATCGAGGTTGATTGAGAGGATACGACTTGATAACTTGTTCCTGAAGTCGCGACACACGTTATTGTAACATACCATTCAGTTGGTTTAAATGTATATGATGCTGCAGTCACTCCTGATGGTAACCTGATAGTTTGCCCCGATGGTGCATTAATTGTTATCGTACTTGCCGTCGCTTGTGCTCTCGTTATCGTCCAACTCGCACCCACATTCTTGACTGTGCCACTTCCAGTCGCCGGAGTTGGCAATTGTAGCGATGTTGTCACGTCATCTGTTAAATATAAATACTCATTATCTTCAAATAAGACCGCATAACTGACTCCTGTTATCGTCTTCACACATCGAAGTGTATTCTTAAATGCGATACATACATTCTGGTATGTAATTAAATCCGCTGTTGATGCCCCTAAATATAAACAGTGCGAACGCGGGATAATCGCAGATACTCCTATGACTGCCGAGTTTAATATTCCACTTGACGCTACATTACAAAATTGCCCGATATAGATATTATAAAATCCGCTTGTCTGTGATGCACCGTTTTCGTTTCCAATCGCACAATTGAATGCATCAAACGCCACATTTATTAAATTTTGACTTCCCAATATCGTTATTCGATTCCCCTGCGTTGCCGATGTTAGATTAAATGACCCCACTACTGAAAATGATGAACTAATATATCCATTACCCGCACCTATCACCACTGCATTACTTTTACCACTAAACGTTACACCACAGTTCGCTCCTATTAGAACACAGTCTGTGTTTTGAGTCGTACCTGTCCCTACCGCATTATAACCGATTACCACGTTTCGTAACGACCACGCATTTAACCCGTATGCGTTTGACCCGATAATTACTGACTGCTGTGATTGATAAAACATAGTTCGCCCCGCATTGTATCCAATTATCACGTTATCATCACACGGTGAATCCTGCATATTCTGTCCGGCATTATCGCCGATACATATATTACGCTTGGATACGTTATTCGCTGGTAATGTCGATTTACCCCTCAATGCATTCGTCCCCCACGCAATATTATTCGCGGATGTTGCCTGCTGATACTGCATTGCATTCGTGCCCATCTTATAACTCGTGGTATTTGTCGCGAATATTGGTAATAAGTCATTCATTGTTTTCGTTCCGGTGATTGTCTGCGTTGTTGTTAATGTTACATACCCTGAAAGACTCGCTGTGATTGCATTGAGTTGCGCTTGGATATTCGAGGTTGCGTTCTTTAAATAGGATAACTCTGTCGGGGATATACTTATTCCCGCGACTAACATCGTTGAACCCGTATCCAGACTCAATACTGTTCCCAACAGTGTGAATTTGGTTGGTTTCGCCAATATCGTATTTAAAAGGGTATCGACTTGGAATAACATCGTCGTCCCGTTGTCGCTGTATATCTGGAATCGCCTATTCACATTATCGTAATACAAATTTTGACACAATGTTGCTAAACTGATTGTATCCCCCAAAGTTGGAATTAATGCCGTATCGACTCTCGGTATAATCACATCTGTTGATACATTGAGAGTATCTACCGATAAATCGCTTAATCCTGTGAGTGTAATATTGTTAATGGTATTGTATCCCGTGAGATTTGACATTCCCTTTATACTATACCATTATTTTAATGGGGGAACTACGTTCCCCCTAACCCCCTTGGGGGAACTACGTTCCCCCTAACCCCCTTGGGGGAACTACGTTCCCCCTAACCCCCTCCTTTTCGAGAAGATAAGGGAAGGGGTCGTAGGGGAAACCGTAGGTTTCCCTACTTTAACATCTTGTACGCCTTCTTCAATTGCTTCAGCGTCAAGTCTGCCGAAGGTTCTACACCCGTGATTTGTGTGATTTTATCAATGTAATAACCCTTTGTGCCTGCCTTCGCAAATGCTTGTGCTTGTTGGGTCATTGGTTCATAACCCATTATTGGTTCTCCCATTGCGGGAACTTGTGGTCCTATCCCAAACTCGAACCCGGGCATCGGGTCATACATGCCTGCTTTTACAAACTGTTCATTAAACATATCCATTGGTGCTGAAACCGGTTCTATTAATTCTGCTAATTGTTCCTTTTTCGTTGGTTGGTCTAATATCTCTACCCGACCCTCCGTGCCGACTTGTCCAATATCTTCGAGAGTCGATTGTTTGGGTTGGGGAATTATATCTGCTAAAGATGGTCGCACCGGATTGGGAAACGAAAACCCGGATTGAACCGGTGGCGAACCATAACCGGTTTGATATATGACTGTCGGCATTTGACGGGGTTGGAGATACTCTAACGCTGCTATATCCACCGCTGACGGTTGCTGTTTGCGGCTACGGGGCGCTCTACGCTTTTCGGTTGCCTGATTAATATTTACATTCACAAATTGTTGCTGTGATTGCTTCTGTTTCTGCTTCTGTTTTTTGGAACGCTTCTTCTTATCCGGCATTGTATATATATATACCAGATATTTTTTATTCGTCGCTGAAGTCCACTTCGTTATAATCCACGAATATGCGTTTGTATTTTAAATTCGTTATTAAATAATCGTGTGCGGTTGGCAGCATACGCATCAGTTCCCGGAATTGTTCATCCTTTAAATCGAAGAGTTCCTTAAACACCTTTTGGTTCTGTGATTTGTTCGTATTGAACATTACCAGATTGGTCGCAATCTCTCGCATTTTTTTGGGAACCATATACCAGTTCTGCACTAACAACAGTGTGGATACTCTCAAGTGTCGCTGTTTTAAAAATATCGTATTGAGGATATACTCATTCTGCTTCTGTTTTAAATCTGCCCCGAAATCGTCACATATAAATAGCGTGAAGTTTCCCGCTGCGCTGTTCTCCTCAATTTTAGCGTATATCTCGCTCAATGTTTCTGCGTTGAACTCATGGTAGATATTCTCGGGGTCGATTTGGATAAACGGATTGTCCTTTTTCGCAATGCTGTTAAACGAGTTCTCCGGCATACAAACTATGATGTCGTGGAAACAACGCTTGAATACACTCTTTAACATTTGAACTACCCACGTTGTTTTTCCGGAACCTGTCCCACCCGACACTATCGTAGTGCTTGACTTCGCAAAGCAACATTCGATTGCCATGTGCTCTTGTAGTTTCGAGTCGATGACTGTGTCACATTCCATCTTCACTTTACATAATTTGGGTGCGGTATGTTCTATTATTCGCATTTGTCGAGAGTCTATATACATACATTATAAATTATCTCATACGATACTATATACACAATGCCACGCTCGATACGCCGACCCCGGAAACTTCGCCTATACAACGCCCTACAGATTGGTTACTTACGTAACGAAGCAAAACAAAAGAACCGCCTCAAGCGTTTCGGTTATAGGTTAGACGAAGAACTCACCACCCGAGAACGCACTGTGGCGTATAATCCATTTACGAAAAAAGTCATATTTATAGACAACGGCACCCAGATTACATCACCCAAGGACATTGTAACCGATATTGCCGGCATTGGATTGGGTCGTCTCGACAAGACTGTCCGTTACGCTCAAAATTATGACGCATACATTAAAGCGAAGAAAAAATACGATACTCCCGTCACCTTGGTCGGGCACTCGCTTGGTGGTGCCGAAATTGCTAAAATGGTTGCGCCCGAAGACCGTGCTATTACCTATAACGGTGCTAATATTTACCAGAAACCGAAATCGAATGTGTATAACTACCGAACCAGAGGCGATGTCTTCAGTTCTTTAGCAAACGACGCAAAAACACTACAGAACCCCGTGTCCGGATTACCCCGACTTAACCCGATACAACCACACAATGTTTCTAATATTCGAGATGCCCCCATATTTATATAGTGATAGTATATAATGGGTTATTGTCACTATTGTAGATTGTTTGTTCCGGAAGACTCTCGAGAGTATATTAAAATGTCTCGGTGGATGCTGTGCTTCCATCGTGACTGCTACACCATTTTCTCCCAAAAATTGAACCGGTTATACGGGCATTCTCATTTCCAGAAAACAACATAAAATAATCTCCCTGTATTATATACCCTACCCTTATCTAATCAATACTCTCGAATATGCACGGCACATACGAACAAAACAAAGCATCTATGACTCGATGGCGCGCGAAAAACCACGGAAAATGTATTGATTTTAACCGCAAACATCAAGCGAAGTTTAGAAGTTGGCGAAACATTAAATTCGAATTTTTAGCGATTCTTCTATAAATCTATTTCCAGAAACATTTAGGAAAACCATATAAAATAATATCTCCTATTATTCTATACCCCCCCTATTCTTACAACTACCCCAACATATTCACGATGACTACTTTATCTCTCCCATTTATCAAAAACGACTGGACTGTTTCGCTCGCAGACTTACCCAAATATGCCGAATTTTCCGGCGAATTTATCGAACCGATTGATTCCCATATTTTACATATGATTGCGGATTCGTCGAATCCAAATATCAGTCCTATTATGAAGCAGGAAATTCACGACAAATTATTAAAAAATATGAAAAATGAAAAACTTTCGGTATATCACAAGCAAACAAATGGTATGGGGCGGTTCTATCCAAACGAAAATATTAGTCTTATTCCACACTCCAAATATATTAAGCATACCGTTTTTAAATACTTGGGGTGGCGTGACCTTGATATGGTGAAGGGACATATGACAATTGCTTATGAAATGGGAAAATCCGTAGGGTTAGCATTTAATAGTCTCGAAAAATATATTTCCTCATTTCCAGAAATATGCGATGACATACGCGACTTCTATGAATTCGACCAAACCGAAAACGCACTCACAGATGATGATATAAAATGGTTGTTTTGTGTTATGATGTATGGTGGCGGATTAAAATGTTGGGTTGATGGGTTAGAAAATGGAGATACTAAAACTGGGTATAAACCAAAAATAGTTAAAAATCCTACGAAATATGCCCCCTTCGCCCAAGCATTTAAAACTGAAACAAAAACCATTATTGACCGCATCTATACTAAAAACCCATCAATGGTTCGCAAATTCAAAAAACCCGATGACGAAATATATAAAACAAAGGGTCAGGTGGCATCATATTGGTATCAGGCAATTGAAAATCACATCATATATATTGTCTATACTCATTTGGTAGAACAGAAAATTGTTGTTCCAAAAATATGTGGGTTAGAATATGATGGGTTATGCTTACCGCCATTTAGTCGGGAGATTGATGAGTCGAACGTAATAGAAGATATTAACACTATTATTCGATTGAAAACCGGATTGAAGGTTACGATGAAATTCAAGGATTATTCGCCGGCATTTGTCTTGGACGAAATCATCGAACAAAGACGGGCATTTATATCCCCAGTTGTGGCGGTAATGGTAGAAGCAGTTATAGATGAGAACCCAAATAGTTGTAGTGAGTATATCGAGTGGAAACGCAAGTTCGAAATTGAATGTTGTAAAGTCAAGAACAATGCCATGTTTGTTCGCCGGTTTATTCATAACGATAAAACCGAGTTGATTATTCACAATAAGGTTTCGCTTGTAACCGCATACGAGCACGAATGCTATTATAAGACCGACGAAAAGGGCAAATCAAAAAAGGTTGTGTATATTCACGAGTGGTTGGGCGACCCAAATATGCTATGCTATGATTCCGTTCAATGTGTTCCTCCACCACTTGTTTGTCCTCCAAATGTATATAATTTATGGATTGATTCGCCATACGAAGCACAACCTATATCCCATAATGACCCAGAATTTAATTTAGAAGCAGTGAAAGCATTTGCGGAACACGTCGAAATTTTAGCAAACCATAATCAGGAAACATACGAGTATATTATGAATTGGGTATCCCAGAGCATTCAACGTCCAGCAGAAAAAATGGGAGTTGCGTTAAATTTTGTAGGAGACCAAGGGATTGGCAAGGGCACATTTACAGAAATATTAACTGAATTATATGGAGGCGTTCATAAACGTTTGGAAACTACCGACCCTGAACGCGATGTATGGGGACAGTTTAACAATATGATGGTTGATGCTTATTTAGTGGTTCTAAACGAAACCGACCAGCGAAACGCTATAGGACACGATGGGAAAATAAAAGCGATTATTACCGACCCAGTTATAAATATTAGTCAAAAAGGGAAGGGTTCATATCCTATGAACTCATACCATCGTATCATCCAAAGCACAAATACTGAAGACCCCACAAAAACCAGTAAGAATGACCGGCGTAACGTTATTATACGGTGTAGTGATGAAAAACTTGGTAATAAGGAATATTTCGTAGCATTAAATACTCTACTACATTCGCCAAACGCCCTACGTTCAATTTATTGGACTCTAAAAAATCAAGATATTTCTACCTTCAAGCGTGGGGATAAAATTATCACAGATTATCACGAAGAAATTATTAAATGTAACGAAGACCCACTGAAATTATTTATGTGTTGGTTCGTTGGGAATAATACCGGTATAGTTGAAATAAGTCCGGTTGATTTTTTAAGGGCATTTAATACATGGAGAGATGAAAATAAGTTTAAATTCGGGGAACGCATGA